AGGCGGCGGCGGCGTAGGAGGCGGAGGCGGCGGAGGCGCGGATCTTTTCGATCTCAGACCTGGACACCTTTTCTCCGCTGGCCAGACGTCGCAGCAACGGGACCACAGCAAGGCTTCGCGGGTCGGGCGTCTTGGCCCGCGACAGGGCGCGTTCCACCGTGCGCGCTGCCCACTCCCACAGCGCAGAATCGGCGAGCACGCCCTCTCGCGTGAGTACCCAAATCCGATCTTGCTCTGAGATTTTCAAGCGCGCCACTTGCAGCGCTGTCAATCCCTCGTCAGGCACCAACGCGTTGACCTTCTCCTCGCCACCTTCCTCGTTGTAGTAACAAGCTCTGTGCTTCTTCAGGAATTCACGGGTGACGACGTTCTTCATGCTACACCTCCCCCGCCAGAGCCCGCTTCGTCAGGGCCAGCGCCTGTCCCTGGGTCAACTCGGCGGACGCGTCCGAGTATTCCGCGCTGACCAGCGTCGCTTCGGTGTCGCCCAATTTGACCACCACGTCCTTGCCCTTCGCCGCGTCCTGCTCCACCACCTTCACGTGCGGCCCAACTCCTTCCAGGTGAGTCAGGTCTGCCACGGTCTTTTCCTTGTCATCAACTTCTACGATCTGCATGTTCAGTTCCTCCGCTTCGCGTTGTACCACCGCCCGCAGTATTTCCGCAAGACTAAAAGGCAGGGACGCCCGCGCCACACCCAGACATCGTCACCAGCTCTGGCGAGCAATGGGGCACGTTCGTCGAATTGGCCTGGAAGTACGCATAGGCGCAACAGTCCATGGGGGTGAAGGTCGTGATGTAGAGGTCTCGGCAGTCCCACTCGTTCTTCACTCCCACGCAGCACTTCATCGCCTGTAGGCACTCCGCTGTCGGTTGCGTGTCGGGCGCAGCTTCCGGCCCAGCCTCCGGGCCCTCCGCAGTTTCTGCGCCGGTGTCCGACACGCCCGCGGCACGCGCGTCTGGTTGCGGTTCCGGACGCAGGTCAGGGGCAGGCTGCGCGTCCGGCGTCGTGCCGGCGTCGGGAGAGTCCCGCAGCCCAGCCGTATTGGTTTCGCAGCCGAGAAAAAACACCGAAAGAATCGTGATTGTTGTTCGCATGATCCCAGTGTGCATGGGGAATGGTATTTCTGCAATACTGCACATGCGAACAGCACGTGGCTTTGACTCAGCGCGGGCGATGTAAGGTGCGGGAATCGTTCGGTAACGCTACGTGGTGATAGGCGCAAGTTGCGTCTTTCAATAAAACCGCGTCATGCGCTAGGTACACGGGCCCCAGAGCCATCCATCCTGTAGATCTGCGAGTGCAGACTAGGTGGACTGGTGAGATCCCAATATCGGGCGGTCAGCTCGGACCACTCGGCTCAGATGGACTTGTTGAGCCGCGACGTTCTTGCTTCCCGTATCCGCCTGCACCGGGGCCGCTTGTTTAGGCGACCCGACCGTGTCTTCTCCGGGTTCCCGTACACCCTGGAGCCAATCATTCAGACCAACGGTTATGCAGTTCAGCCCGGTCTCGTGCCAGGTAGCCGCGCGACCATGCGCAGAGCCTCCAGCATCGTACCTCCGAGTCAGTGACCCATTTCGTCCGCCGACGTTGTGCGCAGACCTGGCGCACGGATGCGATCCAACAGCGCCAGTCAGGGCGCCTTGCATGGCCCGCTTGCGCGAGCATGGTAACGATGGTACGTTTCCCATAAGGTCTCAGCAACCGAGAGTGTGGAACCCCGGCGGACGAAAGTCAACCGGGGTTTCTTTTGTCGGGAGCGACCTATCGTCCCCGATGCGGCCCTGCCTGCAAATACCCCCAGAGGCCGAAGTAGTTCATGAGCCATCCGCACGTCACCAGTGCCAAGACGACGATGATGATCGTCTTCACGCGCCCGTCCATCGGCACGTAGGCCAACACGACGCCAGCGATCACCAACACCAAAATCAGGCCAACGATGCTCATGGGAACCTTCTTTCGCCTCGCATCCTAGCACGCCAGATAAAGCGAAGGCCCCGGTCGCCCGAACGTGCGCCGAGCTAGGCGGTAGCCGCACCAGCAGCGCGACCAGGGGAGCAGGCACAGGGGCCACGAACATCCGGCGACGACGGTCAAGACGTCGGGCCCGGCGTGGCCACTTCGGCGTCGATGAAACATTGTGCGGTCCATGCGTTTCTCGTATCTCTGCAAGAACTCCGGTGGCACTGCCCCGCCGCCATGGCCCAGTCGCCAGCGTTGCACGCCGCGAGCATGTGCGGGAACATCCCGAGCCCATGCACGCCGAGGTTGTACGCCATGTCCACGAGGGCGCGCCTGGCCGGCAAGGGGAACGTCGAGAACTGCGGGCAGAGTCGAACTAGTCCAGGGATGAACTCGTTCGCGAGTCTCGTACTGACCAGCGACTTGACGTAGTCGAGCGCCAAGCGCAAGTCGCATTTCCCTGCGTAGAAAGCGGCAGACTTCGTGGCGTCGAAGGCGTCCTTGATCGTCTGCCACCCGGCGGCCTTTTCGTCGTCGGTGGCCCACGCGTTGGTGTCCCTATGGACGAACGGGCACGCCTTCGCGGCGTCAGCGCTTGCAACGAGATTGCCGATACCCACCGTCACGAAGCCGCGCACGTCGCAGTAGAGCCAGCTCGTACAACCTTCGTGGGTCTCGAGATCGTCGAAATAGTCACCGATGTCCATCGTCGTTTTCCCCTTCTTGTTTGCGCACCCGCGACCCGCGATAATCCGGTCGCAACCCCCAGACGCCGCGAGGCATTTGCCTACAAATCCAAGCGCACGCGCTGGGCAGAGGTCGGTCAAGCTGCCCGCGCTCGCCGAATTTTGCAGGCCCAGTCAACGCAGTCCTTCACCGAGCGGAGTACCACGACCGGCGAACCCCGCCACGCCTTCGCGAAAGCGGCCTGGCCTTCGGTTTGCGGTGCCTTCCCGGTCTTCAGCTCCACCAGGTAGGTGATTCCGTTGCAGCCCACGACGAGGTCAGGAAAGTCGCGTCCGGCATGCGCGGCATCGTACACGCTGAGGCCCATGTCGCGAAAGGCGCCCACGACGGCGCTGTGGATGGAGTCGCGCTTAGTGTACCGCATTACCGCAACCCCTTCGCCTTCAGCGCGGGAACATCTGCCGGCATGATCCATCCGTGGATTACCATCTCGCGCGCGAATTCCTCGCGGGTGATGATGACGATGCGCTTGCCGGAGATCATGGCATCACCGCGATTGATACTGGGTACCGAATAGCGGGCGCCGTCATGTCGGCGAACTGTCCGCATGCGCACATGCGGGCCGGCAACATCCAATAGTTGGCGAAGCACTGGTGAACCAGTCCGAGCGATGTTATCTCCACCCCGCAACGCCCGCATACTGTCATGACACCCTCGCTTCTTCGCCGCGCAACCAGCGCAGGAAATCTCGCTCCATCCGCAACAGACGAGCCACGTAGGCATCGCCGCGCCAGTTTCGGCACTTGCCGTCCTTGCTGTGGTACACGTGCGCAGCCCCCGCGAACGAGCCGCAGAGGCTTATTAGCCTGAGCATGTGGCTTGCCCCAAGGTGGAGATTCGTCGCCGGGTCCAAAAGCTGAGCGGCTTCAAGACGGTCAGGGTCCGCGCTTCGCCCCGGCATGATGCCGAGCAAGCCGACGGCGCCGGTGGTGAGATTTACGCGATCGGGATGGCAGCCCGATTCGGTGAAGATGATGGCCACAAGCCGCACGTCGGACAGGTTCCGCCGCGCCTCGGCCCGCACGAGCGGCGCAAGCCGAACCGCCGAGGGGCCGCACATTCGGCGAAGCGCAAGTTCCGCAACGTCGGCACGCGCGCGACTGCCGTAGCAGCAAAGGAGCAGGCCGGCCAGCAGGAGAGCGACGGTCAGGCGCATTCCCGCCCCTCCTTGTCCTGCCCGCGCAGCCGCTTCGCCAGCTCGATAGCCCTCTGCCACGCCGACGTCGCCGGGGGCGACTCTTGCGGTTGCGTTGGCTCGCTGGTGTCGGCGTCACGACGGCTCATGGGTTGCACGTCGATGTCGTCGACAAGCCAGCCACATCCCATGGAACTGTTAAAGAGGAATTTTGGCACACGGTTTCGCAACTGGCACCCATTGGCGTAGGTGTCGCCCAGAGGCACTTGAGCTTCGCACCTTGAGCGCACGCGGTTGCGCACGTCGCGGCCGGCGTGGGGCAGGGCTTGGTTACGTCGACAGGGCAGGGCTGCGTGGTGGCGCAGCCTGCGAATGAGAGGGCGAGGGCAAGAATGAGCTTTGTCAATTTCCAACTCCTTGTGGCAGCGACGAAATGATCCAGATGTCGGACGCCCCGTAACTTGGCGATGTCAGGTAGTCAAAGCCCATGCGCCAGCATCCACGAGGCAACGCTGGGTCTGAGTCCCCCCAATCCGGACCCCAGCTGTTCTGAACGATCACGCTCTCGTTGTCCGGGTCGAACGCAACGATTCCTTCGGCGTGTCCACCGGCTATCTGGTCGTTGCTCGTGGGCGCGTGAATAGTCCCGTTCGGTTGCGACGAGCAAAAGGCATCGGTAACCGAGCAGCCGAATACGGGAACAAATCCGCTCGCCACCGAGTCGCCTATGTCAGCGATCAGCTGCTTACCCGTCGAGGAAATCGGGTGATAGTTTACCTTCACCTTGCCGCGCCCGTCGTAGGCGTCGCGCGACACCGTCGGGCCGGGCGCCACTGCGAACTTTGAAACGTCGTAGGGCCAGTCGCTTTCCTTGGGCACGCCGTAGCTTGCCAGGAATGCAGCACCGTCGGCGATGGCAGCCCCTGCGTCTACCGCCGTTGATCCTTCAAGGGCACGCTCGCCGTAGTAGATGGCCAAGCGAGCGGCGACGAACGCCGGGATGCCTTGCTTGACCATGGCGACGTAGAGTGCAAGCGCCCAGGCGTTGGCTGTACAGGATCCGCAGTTCAACTGGTTGAGCACCGGAGAGGGTAGCGACGTGCGCGGGATGGCGGCGTAGCCAGTTGCCTTCACGGTGAACAGGTCAGAATTGCTAGCCTCCGGCTGCGCTGTACGAAGTGCGCGGACCTGCTGCTCAAGTGTCGGCTTATGCCATCCTAGATGTTTTCGTTCCATGGTCAGCCCTGCCCTTTCTCGTCTTGGTATGCGCCGACAACTTCATCGAGCGCCCTTCTGGTGTCATCACTTTGCGGGCTACCAGTAAGAGGATCGCCATCAACAAACGAGCACGCGGCGTCGACCACGACCTGCGCCTTCGCACACGTCTCGATCCAAAGCGCCCGCTCGTGGCCCAGCGTCTCGGCACCCGCGGCGAGCTGCGATTCTAGGTCGCGGGTGCGAGCAGCGTCCACAATATCCGCAAGCTGGCGCAACACTTCGGACGACACCTTGGCCTTGAGCGGAGCACCGTCGCCGTAGTCGCCCTCGGCCTTGACGCCAACGACCACGGTCCCGTCAGCCTGCACCCAGGCGAGCAGAGTTGTTTTGCCGCTTGGATATTCAATTGGATCGACGGTCATTTCGCAGCCGCCGCTTGCGCCTTGTACGCGCTGAGGTCAATCGGTACACCGAGCCCGCCGAGAATAGACCACTGGACCAGCGCCGGAACGCCCACCGGCTCCTGCGTGATCGACGGCCCAACGCCGAGGAAAATGTAGTTCGCAAAGTGGCCCATGAGACTGAACGTCGCAGTGTTGGGCTGTCCCTGGCCGAGACGCAAGCTCGCATCGATATCGGCGCCCACCGCGGCCCACGGGGCAGATGGGGGGGTGTAGGTCACACCGTAGCCAACGCCGGGCTGCACACCGCCGGTGAACTGGCTGGTTGCGAGATTGAACGATGCCACCGTGATCGAAGCCGATGGACCGAAGCACACTGTCCCGCCGCTGAGGCAGCCCCCGTAGACCGGCGTGGGCGTCTGAGCGTGGCTCACCTTGAGCATCGCGAACGTCCCGACGAACGCCGAGAAGGCACACACGATGAGCAACCCCGACAGGCTGACCGAGCCCTTGGTCGGGTCGCGCGGCGGAATGTCCTTGGTGATGTCCTCATCAGGGTCGCGCATCTTCCCCGTCGGTACGACCGCGCCGCTGTTGCTCGGCCGCGGCGGCGAATCAGGCAGCTTGCCCACGCTCGCTTCGACCTTGCTAGAGATCACGCCGTCAACCGCCGCCGGGGCAACGCCCAGGATGGCGATCAGCTCGGCTAGGCCCTTGTCGCCAAGCTGGGCTTTGATGAGCGCAATCGCTGCGTCCTTGGCCTTCCCGGCCGCTTGCGGGGACAGTCTGCCGTCGACGGTGTTCGCCTGCAATGTCGAAACAACGGTTTGCTCGACAGAGCCGACGCCGGTTGCCACGGCATCATTGAGCCGCAGCAGGATCCCTTGGGCGCGCACGTTTTCCGTGTGGGCCTTGATGTACGCAGCCAACCTCACCGACGCGTAGGTGAGCGCGGCGATCAGCATCGGGCCTAGGATGTCGAGAACTTGCGGTGCGAGAGATGCGAGGAAGTCTTTCATGGATCCCTTTCACAGAGTCTTGAGGTGCGCGGCTAACTTGACCGGGTCGACGAACGGGCGGCCCGACTTCGAGCAGTACTTTGCGATCTGCGCGTTGGTGGCGCGCTTCTTCACCGAGGCGAGCAGCGCCTTGACGTTCGCGGGTGTCTTCAGGTTCATCGGAGGTCCTTTTTAAGCTCAAAAGTGAGCACCCCAGGGATTAAATCCTAATCGGCCATAATTGTCAACGCCGCCCGAATCTCCACCACAGCACGGCTGCGAGAACGGCCAGCACAGCCAGCGCGGCCATCTCCAGCGCAACCCGCAGCGCGCGAATCTCGCGCTTCGCGGGGCAGTCCTTCGCGTGCTTGGCGTCCCGCGTGTCGGCGATGATGATTGCCTCGGCCACCGTCGCGTGCTTGTTCAGCCCGGTAACCCGCACGGGGGTTTTCGCCGTCACGGCATCATCGGCTTGAACCCGCGGCGTTCCGTCCTTCGGCGTATTGGTGTCGGCTGGCAAGCGCATCAACCGCCCATGAACCGCCGCGCGTCTTTCGCGCATGCATGCGACCACCCGCCAGGCGGGCGCCGTTCCTTGCACCCGAAGCAGTAGATCAACTTGCCGCCGAGGCGCCTCTCGTCGTGGCCGCGGGCTGAGTCTCGCGACGGTGGCGCGACGAATGGAGGGATGGCAACGGGTGCAGTCGCGGGCTGGATCAAGAGCAGGTCTCCTATTTGGTGGGGTCTGGCATCGCGGGCAGGCTGGTGCTCGTCTCGCGAATGGCCTTCGCAATCGACGTGCTGAGATGCTCCGGGTTCGCGATCAAACAGTGGCCTTTGCACCGCTCAAAAATGTCGGGGATGGCGTTCACCCGCTTCTGCAACGTATTCAGCTGGTCGCCCATTTCGCGCTGGTTCGCCGCGAGTTGCCCCACGTGGAAGTTGATCTTCCCGATGGCTGCCCGGTTCGCCGCATTCGACTCAGCGTGGATAGTCTCAAGCGCGGAGAGCGTCGCCTTGGCCTCGGCCTGCTCACGCCGAATCAGGTCCAGGACGGCGAGGATTTCGGCGATGCTGGCGTCACTCATCGGCGCCCAATCGGCTGCGGCGTCGCCCCCACCGTGATGTCGTGCGGCCGGCTCAGGTCGTCGATCTCGTCTCGCAGCCGCTGGTTTTCGATCTTCATGACCAGATCTTCGTTCCCCGCGCGGATAGACCCGGCTGTCCCCGTGAGTGCCTTCTCGAATTTGGCTCCAAGTTCGTTGAAACCCTTGTACAGCTCCGCGAACGTCTTGTCGTGCATCGCCGCCGTAATCTCGACGAACTTCTTGGTCAGCGACGCTTCTGCCTCTCGCAGCGACGTGAGGCTGTCGACCCGGCATGCCTGGCAGTTGTACTGAATCCCGGTGAAGCTGCGGGCCAGTTCCTTCAGCGCCGTGGTGACTTCCTTCTGCTGTTCAAGCAAGCTCTTGAAAAACTCGTCGATATTTTTCAGCAAGTTCTTCAGTAGCAGCGTTCCACCCCACAGGACGAACGACATCACGGGAACGAGAATCGCGACCGCGATGCCGTAGTTGAGAAGTGTGTGTGATGCTTCCATTGGGCGGTGCTGCTCCGACTGTCAAATGGTGGGAAGGCTAGGCGTGTGCTCCTAGAAACCAGGCCCAGCCGCGCGCGAGCATTGACAGCGAGTCGCGAGCATGGGAGTATTTCTCCAAAGCTTTCCACAAAAGCAGTCTACTGGCCGGTGCTTGAGAAATCAAGGCCGGCCAGCGGTCTTTCTGGGCCACGTGATTCGTTCTTGCGCTTTCCGAAGAACCGTGTACCGTAAAAGTCATGCGAGACTCAGAACACTTGATCCGTCGAAGGACTCCGCGCGTGCTCCCCCTGAGTCTCGCAGCTTTGGGTAGATCGTGCGCGCGGCGTCCTTGGGCGGGTGAGGTGGAACCATGAAGCGCGCGATGCTTGTCTTGGGAATGCTCGGGATGCTCGGCGGGTGCGGAGAGCCGGACACGATTCCACGCGGACAGCTCGACGCTGGAACATCCGAAGCTGGCGAAGCTGGCCCGTGCACTCAGTGGGGCTGCGTGGTCACGTGCTACGATGCTGGATGCGGATGCGTCGACACGTGCACGAGTCACGATCCTGTCGTGTGTCCTGGTCCGTGGCCGTGCAAGTAGGAATATCAATTGCTGTACTCCGTGACGATGATCTGAGTCAGACCAGCCTGCGTCCCGCAGGAGTAAGCTCCGATCGAAGTGATTGTCACTGCAATCGTGTAGCCTCCACCTGAGAATGTGGCTGTCCCAGCGGATGGAACTGCGGCTACACCCGCATTACTGACTGATTGGACTCCTACTTGCGCGCCATTGACATACAAGGTCACAACGCACGAGTTTAGCGTTGCAGTTGTCGATACGTTCGTTATTGCCGCGATGGACAGAGACCCAGTAGAGCTGCTCGCTGACACTCCCTGGCCAATTACAGTGAGAGGCGAACCCCCTGATGTGGACCAGTTCGACGGTGGCCCTGTGTACGTTGTTATGCTTTGCACATGCTTCGTCACCCAGCCGTTGAGGGTGCCGGAGACGTCGCTGACGGCTGCCACGCTTGCTGTTCCTGGCGTCGCGCTGATGCCGAAGCTCGGGCCAATTGTCTGCGCCCCGGAGAACAGCGCCAGCGCGCCGGCTACTCCAGTCGCGCCTTGAATCACGTCGCCGCTCGCGTGCGTGACCCAGCCATTGAGTGTTCCGCTGCCGTCGCTAACCGCAGCTACGCTAGCCGTACCTGGAGTGGCGCTAATGCCAAATGATGACGCCAGGGTGTTAGACCCGGTGTACTTTGCTATTCCGCCAGTGGTACCGCTCCCAGACAATGGAGTGTAGCCGAGTGCGGTTGTGACCCCGGCGCCAGTGATCCAGCTGTTGAGCGTCCCGCTGCCGTCTGAGACGGCAGCCACGCTAGCCGTACCTGGAGTGGCGCTGATGCCAAAGGACGGGACGATTGCATTTGCTCCGGAATACTTGGCTAGCGCTCCTACAGTTCCAGCGCCGCTGCTAACTGGAGTGTAGCCGAGAGCGCCCGTCACCTGCGCCGACGTAATCTGAGCGAGCGGGTGCACGTGGTCGGACTTGGCGGCTGTCGTGCCGGTCCCGACTGCGCCCGCTCCGCCGTAGGTGAGTGCTGCTGGGGTTGTGGTCGCGAGGGTCACGCCGGCCGCTGGAGTCTGCCAGGTCGCGTGTGTGGTGTCGGTGGTGATGAGCACCTGGTTTGCGCCGGTCGGGGCGGTCGCGTTGATGGCGACGTTGGCGCCGGTGGCGACGATGGCGTTGGCCGGGGCGGAGGTGACCCAGTTGTTGAGGTTGTTTGCTGTCGTGACGGGGACGACGCCGGTTCCTGGGGTGGTCGTGCCGATGTCGGTTGCGGTGATGGTCTGCGTGCCCGTGAGGGTTTTCGTTGCGTTGGGAAGCACCACGACCGCCGCTGATGTGCTCGCGTGCGTGGCCGTAATGGTGCCAGCCGACATATCGACGGTGACGTTGGTCCCGCTGATGGTCGACGTCGCGACATCACCCGGGAGATGGGTCGTATTCCCCTGCATGATCGTGTTGGCGGTCGTGCCGTAGACTGGTGAGAGCGTGCGGTCTGCCGACAAATCGCCGCCGCCTTGAAGGCCGTTGGTGGTCGAGACGTTGCGCGAGGTCGGCACGCCGGCCGCTGGAGTCTGCCAGGTCGCGTGTGTGGTGTCGGTGGTGATGAGCACCTGGTTTGCGCCGGTCGGGGCGGTCGCGTTGATGGCGACGTTGGCGCCGGTGGCGACGATGGCGTTGGCCGGGGCGGAGGTGACCCAGTTGTTGAGGTTGTTTGCTGTCGTGACGGGGACGACGCCGGTTCCTGGGGTGGTCGTGCCGATGTCGGTTGCGGTGATGGTCTGCGTGCCCGTGAGGGTTTTCGTTGCGTTGGGAAGCACCACGACCGCCGCTGATGTGCTCGCGTGCGTGGCCGTAATGGTGCCAGCCGACATATCGACGGTGACGTTGGTCCCGCTGATGGTCGACGTCGCGACATCACCCGGGAGATGGGTCGTATTCCCCTGCATGATCGTGTTGGCGGTCGTGCCGTAGACTGGTGAGAGCGTGCGGTCTGCCGACAAATCGCCGCCGCCTTGAAGGCCGTTGGTGGTCGAGACGTTGCGCGAGGTCGGCACGTCGCCGCTCGCGTGCGTGACCCAGCCATTGAGTGTTCCGCTGCCGTCGCTAACCGCAGCTACGCTAGCCGTACCTGGAGTGGCGCTGATGTTCGGGGCGAAGACATTTCCAACAGCATCGAAGCCAGCGGGAAAGGTGCCCCCCGATCCGATGTTCAACAGGTTGGAGTTGCACAAGGAATACCCGATTGAGATAGACAGACCTGTTGGGCAAATAGTGAATCGAGTGTTGCCAACGCCAGAATAACTGGTACCTGGCGTCCCAGGCGCAGTTGAAATTCCAAATGAAAACAGACCAACTGACGGTGCAAATGATAGCAGCCCAGCGTAGCCATAGGCCGAGCCAAAGGTGTTTCCGCCGTCCTTGTTGAACCCCAGCCCATCGGCACCCAACGTCACGGCGCTTCCGGCAATCACTTGCGCTAGCGACAACGACCCCGCAGGATTGAATTTTGTTTGGCCGCTCGATCCGATTGAAAGCATTCCGGACGCCGCGCTCGCGTTTCCAACGCTGACATTTGTCTCGGTCGTGGTGCTGACACCGGTGCCAATACCAGTAACGGTGCCCGTCCACGAGTGGGTCCCGCTGGCGGTCGCGCTCGCTGTACCGGAAACGGTCTGCGTTCCGGTGACAGTTCCGGTCCCCGCGCTGGTTCCGGTGCCGGTTGCGGTGGCTGTGACGGTGTAGGTGCTCGTGTTGGTCGAGGTTCCGGCCGTGGCCGTGGCGGTGATCGTGCCGGTCCCGGTGAGGCTACCAGGAAGGAAATAGAGCGGCGGCGGTATCACGTCTGTCGTCGACAGCGTGCTGGTCGAACACGCATCGAGCGTGATGACCGAGCCACCCGGGAGATTGACGACCGCCCCGCGCGCGGCCTGCGAGCAGAACGTCTGGCCGCTCACGTGGGCTGCGCTGACCCGCGAAAGGTCCTTCTGTGCAGCACCGGACACGCCGATGGTGCCGTCGGTGCCCTCGGTTGTGGTGACGGCCCACGCGGGGAATGCCAGCGAGGCGATGAAGATGCCGAGGAAGATGGCGCGGGTTCGGATCATGATGTTACCGCCTTGATGACCACGAATTGCAGCACTGGGGCCTCGCTCGGCGAGACTGATGCCGAGTTGTTGCGAATCGTGATCGTGAATGAACCAGCCGCCGGGGTGACGGCGATGTTGTAGAGCCCGAGGGTGCCGCCGCTGGCGTGCTGGACGATGACCATATCGGTCGCCGCGACGAAGGTGTTGGTCACGACAAACGCCTGCGACGTGACCGCCGCAAGGGTCGTCGTGAACAATGTGATTTGGCCGCAGAGCTTCGAAAGGGTGACGCCGGTGGTCCGGCTGGAACCTTGCGAAACGGTTCCGCCCGCGCCTGTGCTGTATCCGTGTCCGCCGCCGCTGGAGAGGACAGCGCCCGTCACCGTGAGGGATGTCCCGGTGGCAGCGCCGATCACAGGTGTGACAAGCGTGGGGGTCTGGTCGAGCACGATCTTTCCACTCGTCCCGGTGACGCCCGTGGTGGTGACGCCGCCAATCGTTGGCGTTGTGAGCGCGGGGGATGACATCGTCTGAACGCCGGTGAAGGTGTTTGCGGCGTCGGTGCGCGCGACCGTGAATGCCGCATCGGGCAGAGTGATCGTGCGGGCCGCTGTTGGGCCTAAGAATGTGAGCGGTTGCGTGATGGTCGGGACGGTCGTAGCCGCATCCGGCAGGGTGACTGTGCGTCCCGCCGTCAGCCCCGCGATGGTGACGAGAAACGAAGCCTGTGGAACGGTGGTGTTGGAGCCTGGAAACGTGACCGTAGTTCCGTCGGTTCCCGCCAGCGTGATGCTGTTGCTTACGTTGAGCACCTTTCCGCTCGCCGGGTTCGGGTTGTAGGCGTCGTTGTCCCACGTGCCCGCCGCCACGATCTTGGTGAGTAGGACGACTCGTCCGCCCCCGCCCGGCCCGAAAACATAGAGGGTTGCGCCTCCGTTGGTCTGCAACGTGAGATTGCCGGTGCCGGTAGTGGCATTGTCGAATTCATACTCGGTGTCGGCGAATGGCAGCGTCGTGGCATCGGGCAGCACTACGGTCTGCGCTGTTGCGCCCGAGCCGGTAAATATCTGCAAGCGCGTGCTGGCCGAGGTGAGCGTCGTGGTCGTGCCGACCATCGCTGTGGTGGTGTAGCCTCTGGGCTGGACGCTGAGCAGCACTTGAGTCTGCGCCACCGTGAGCGCCAGCGGTGTGGCCGGACTGACGGTGTTGTTGCCGATGATTGAGTTTGCGGCAAGGTTTGCGTGCTTGGCCAATGTGACGGCACCGGCCGCGATGGTGAGCGCGCCGGTGTTCGCCATGGTGGCGTCCGCGCTCATTGCGACGGGCGCGTAGGCGGTGCCGCCTGCGTTCCCGACGAGGATTTGACCGGACGATGGCGCCGTGTTGGGCACGACGCTGGCGAGGGTCTGTGCCGCGTTGGTGACGCTGCCTAGGCCCACGCTTGACGCAGTGGGGGCCGCTGGCATCGCGTGCTTGTGGTCTGCCGCCGCCGCTTCGACCGATGCACCGTGACTTGCGGAATCGCCGAACGCCTGTGTTGACGGCGTGGTCGTACCGATGATCGTCTTGTTGCTCCAGGCCGTCTCGCCGTTGGCGATTCCGCAGACGTTGAGGCTGCCAGAAGGTGGGGCCGTGGCCTGGAGTAGCCAACCGTGCTTGGTGGTCGATGCGTTGTTGGTCACGACGTTGGTCGTGGCGATGGTCGCGTCGGTGGGGAGCGTCTGGTCGCCGGTGTTGGTCCCCGATAGGTTGCCAAGCGCGGTCACGTTGCCCGAGGAGACCGACAGTTTGCTTTCGATGGACGCCGCCGTCTCGTCGCCCGAGTTGGTGCCCGAGGTGTTGCCCAGCAGCGTTGCCTGCGCTCCGGTCAGCAACCCGCTTGCCCCGCCGGCTACCGCTGCGGCGATGGGGTCGCTGCCCGTCGAGATGTGGGTCGAGGCGTGGGCCGTTGGCGTGCGGGCGTCGCTGAGGCGCGAGTCGTTTCCGACTGCGACGGTGCTGGACGTGGTGCCGGTGGGCAGATAGGTGATCGACACCTTCCCCGTCGAGTCCAGCGGGCAGAACATCGACCACGCGCTGAGGGCAGGCCCGGACATCCCGACGGCCACGAGGGCCAAGACCACGATAGCAAGGATCTTCTTTTTCATCAGACTGCGCCTTTCAAGTTCCACTGCGTGCCACCCGGCCCGAGCTGCCAGGTGAGTTGTGCTCCTGCCGGTGCGGTCAGGTCGCCGTTCGCCATCGAGAAGGGCACCACGGGCGATACGACCGACCCGCCGTTGCGCACGATGCGCCCCGAGGCCAAGGTCAGGTAGAAGATGTCGCCCGCCTGGAGACTGCCCGGCGACATGCCAAGAAAGTCCTCGATCCCGGTCGCCTTGAGGGTGGAATAGCCGGTGGGGATGGTGAGCGAGCCAGACACCGTGGCGGTGTCGGGGCCAAAAGGCGTGTGGGCGAACGGGACGGTGGCAGTGAGCCCATAGGGCAACGAGTTCCACGCCGTCGCTCCGTTCCCGATCTTGGCCTTCAGGGTATCGGTTTCAATGCCAAGTTCCCCGACGGCGAGCACGGAGTTTGCCGTCGTCCAGTTGGCCGCAATGTCGTGTCGTAGCTGGATTTGCACGGCCATTAGGCAGTCCCCCCATTGATGGCGATGGTTCCGCCGTAGTTTGTGTTCGCCTGGCCGCCGTCCCAGTTGGAAACGCCGCCGACTGGAATGTCACCCGCGCCGAGAACCGAAACGCCACCGACGGTCTTGATGGTCGTGCCGCTGACCAGCGTGGCCTGCTTGGCAGCAAGGTCTGCCACTAGCCCGGTAACGCTCGACTCTGCGATGGGCAGCGAGACGCCGCCACCTCCGCCGCCGACAATGGATCCGCCCACTGCCACGCCGATGACCAGCACCACGCCCTGAATAACGAACACGTGCGCAGCGTCCGACGAGGACATCACCAGTTTGATGGGCAGCTTCCCGCCGGGGTTGGTGATGCTGGCGACGATCTGAATCAGCGCATAGGAGCCGGTACCCGTGACCGTCAGTGTCCCCGCGGTCGTGCCGTCTGCGGCGTCCTTGGTGCCGCCGATCTTGATCGTCGCGGTGCCGGTGAATCCAATGTCCGCCAATGCCCACGCGTTCAGCTCGACTGGGATCGTCGCGCTGGCCGCGAGGTCGTCAAAGTTCCCCACGCACTGAGCTTTGACCGCCGGCGTGGTGTCGATGCTGGGGTAGGTATCGCCGAACGGGCAGGGGATAGATCCGGTCGGCGTGATGCCTACCATCGCAAGCTGAAACGGGACCTGTACCCACGTCCCGCGCGCGGGCGACGAGTACGTGAGGACGGCGGAGACTGGCGTGCTCGACGTGTAGTCGAGAAAATAAGCAATGGACAGTCGGTCAGTCGGAGACAACGGAACCGCCGCACCTGGAAGGCCCTGAAACGTGATTCCTGTGGTGGTTCCATTTGTTACCGGCGCCGAGCTGGCCGTCAGGATGGTAGCGCCGCCCAGGTTCTGAGTGATGACAGCCTGGATCACAGCGGTCCCGGTAAGCCCAGAAAGAGTGAACGCTTCGATGGCAAAATTGACGAGCGAGGCGGGAAACGACGATGCCGCCGGCGTCCCCAGTTCCGTCTCGAACTGTAGGCTGAAAGGAATCACCGCGGTTCCCGCGCTGGCCGTGGTGTCCGACGTCAGCACATCGGTGTTGTCGACGCTGGCCACGCTTGAGAGCTGAGAACCAGTAAGCAGCCCGTATGTCGTCGTAGGCGTGTAGCTAGTGGTCGGCAGCCCCGTATTGATAACGGTGGTGTCCACTGTGATCGGGTTGGCCGTCGTGATGGACACGAAATTGCCAATCCCGTAGGCCGTGAATCCGTTGCGGACGCCGCCGCCCGCGACCTCGACCGTCGCGCCGTTGCACACTGTCGCGGTCGTGTTCGAATCGGTAGCCCGACGAATGATCGCTGAGGTCGTGCCGTCGCCGGCCGTGACTACCTCGTAAATCCAGCAATACTGGGCATACTGAGAATCTGCGATCAGGAAATGGTCGCCCACTTGCAGCGGGTAAGTGAACGACGAGCCACCGCCGAGTCCGCCACCGCCGTCGGCCGTCGACTGCCCGTAGAGCGCGCCAGGATCGTTTCGCTGCCACGTGCTTATGCCGGGAATCTGCGTCCAGTAGTGCATCACTCCGGCCGCGAAAGAGCCGGTTTCATCGTAGGTCTGGCTGGGCGTTGGGTGGAAATTGAACCCGCCGAAACAGACCACGCTTGATCGCAGATTCGGATCGGCAATCTCGGACGGATAGAGGGTCGAGGCGACAGATGGAGAAGACGCCGAACCTATGACGGTATTTGTGATGCTGGTGACGAAGGTCTCGTTTGTCGTGATCTCGTTGACAATGCCAGCGACGTCGACGGGCCAAATTTTGGACCAGTCCATAGGACCGTATCCAACCTTGATCCATATCGCTACGGGGAGGCCAGTGATCGGATCGCTCTGAAGCGCAATAGTTGAAACAGAAAAAGGCGCTCCACTTCCGCTAGAATATGTGGTCAATGACGGATCGAAAGTTACCTCGATCCACTTGTGCGCGTAGTACAGATCTAGGGTGTTGCCGACGGCGCGCCAAATGGGGACGCCACTGGCCAGTGCCGCGGTGATCGACGTCGCTATGATGTCGCCGGCTAGATCTCCGTGTGTGCTGGGGTCAAAAACCGCCATTTCCTTAGTATCCGCACAGCCTCACGTAGGCGGTGGCCATTGGGCCATAGAGATTGTTACTGAAAATTCGAACAGAGTTTGCACCAAGCAACATTCCCCTCGTGTCCCACGTCGCAGTTGGCACTGATACCCCTGTTACCTGTACGTTTTTTATGGCACTGCCAAAAGCTATTGGAGATGCCAGCGTGACGTCGACGTACCCAGGGGAGGCAGGGATATTGTCAATCGTGAACGACAAATCACGAAACACCGTAGCGACCCCAACGCGCAGATCTACGACGTTGCTCAAAATGCCGTCCGTCATGCTGATCCCGGTTGGGCTAGTGCCTATTGTCGTGCTGTCGTAGAAGCTGATCAAGTTCGCTATGTCGGCGTCGCGGTGTCCCCAGTGCGTCCAATACGTAGGGGAAGCGTGCGGCTCTTTTGGGCTTCCCGGACCATTCGCTAGGATACAGACGTAGCTAGCGCCATCGGATGGGGCGAACACCACGTCGTTCAGATAATAGGTTCCATCTGAACGGTAGGCCGGTATTCCCGTTCCCCACTTAGCCCACTTGGTGCGCCCACCTGTCCCTGGGTTCTCGCCCGTACCCGGAGGTCCGCTTATGGTCGTAGCGACATAGGTGGATCCGTCTGAACCTTGCACCCTGTCACCGATTGAATATGACTCCGCCGCGTCCCAATCTGGGATGCCACGTGCCTCTAGATACCTGCTGACAGCATCGCACTTGTTCAATATCCAGTTGAACCAGGAGAACGGCGGGCACGCACTGGCGGCGGTCCACCCGGTGTCCTTTAGCCCACCTGGATCGGCGATTCCTGTATCTCCTGCGGGCGCTGCGTTCGCCCAGATGTCAGAAAGTGTTGGCTTTGCGATACTCATTTCAGAAGCTCCTGGCCCAGTGGCCGGTGTTGGAAAGGTGGGAAGAGTTGAACCCGAGCGCGCCTGTGAACAGCGGCACGCCAGGATTTGAAGAGGAAGATAACCCGAAGCACCCGGCGTTCTGCCAGTAGGTCAGGAAGGCAACGCCGGTCGGCCTTGGAAGTATCGCGCCCTTGAGGTTGTTCTGCCCGCCTGGGATAGCGAAGATCCCCGCCTCCCAGTCATTCACCGCGCGCCCCACAGCGACGAGCGTCGTCATGTGGCCGATGTCGCTGATCTTGACCAGGCTGGCGGATGTAAGATCCGGCATGATCGTCTGAATCGATTGTAGAAGCTGCGGCCCGGTTCCACCCCTCACGAAGTTGCGGAAGATTTTCGCGTTGACGAGCTTCAGATATTGGGCGTCTGACAAGTTTTGCGGCGCGGTGGTAAGCCCGGCTGCTGGGACCACGTTGGTCACTCCTACGATGCGGCCGATGGTCTGGAGCTGCTCACCTTGCGCGCCGCGGGTGTTGACGGGATAGGTGACCCCGGCGTCTGGCGTGTAGCTGGTATCGTCGAGCGGGTTCAGGTAGCGCTGAACGCGCTGGAAGAGGAGCTCCAGATCATTCGCCATTCCGCCAATGCCGGTGATGAGTGTCTGAAGAGACGGGCTTTTCGCGTACTGCGCGCACAATCGGCCGAGCCCCTGGGTGAGCGGGTTCCCTGCCTGGCCGATGTAGTCCTGCGTGGGTGATGACATCCTAGGCTCCGTTCACCGTTACGCTTGAGATGGCGACGAAATACCCGAAGGGAACTTGCATGCTCTGCGGTGACGTGGTCCACCCTCCTAGGACGGGGTTGGAGAATTCCATGTCGAGGAAGTCGAAGCCCGGAATGGTTGCCACGAAAGAGGAAAGCACATCGGTCCAAGACAGCGTGCCTTTGTCGTCCCCGCTGATCTGGATGTTGGGACGCCCCGTGGTCGCGTCGACCCCTGCTCCCCAGTTGCTCACGGCCTGCTTGATTTGCGCAATCCCATCGGTTGGGAAGTTCGAGCGTGGGGCAATGTTGATCCGAACGGAAGTCGCCAAGGCTTGCGCGGTGTCGTACTGGATTAAGTGAGAGTTGCCCACGTTGTCCAGTGGGTACTTAGACCATGCCCCCTGCGTGTTGCAGGCGTTTCCCTTGAGGGTCCAAAGCAGGTTGGCAATTGGGTCATTGCCTGATCCCGTGGTGGAAGGGTCAGCCGATCCCAGCGGCGTGACTTGCACGATAGCCCGCACCGTGTTCGCGTTGATGACGTTGCTCCCGCCGGTTCCGATGGTCACAGGGGAGCCGAGGTTGTTTTCCCACACCACCGCATTGACGACGCCAGGAAGCGCCTGGATCGCCGCCTGCATGCCGTCGGTCATAGCTTGCGATGCAATGGCCGTCGCGTTCTGGCGCCGAATGCGCAGGTTTGGATCTCCCTCAACGACCGCGCCGGGAATACCCACCGTGTTGGTCACGGATGCGATGCCAGCGGTGATGGTGACGATCTGGGTGAGGGTCGCTGCGGGCGCTGGGCCTCCGCTGACAAGCGGTCCGATGGTAGTGCAGATGAGCGAGCCCGTCACGGTTCCACCGCTTCCAATCACATACTGAGCGGCGGGAGACTGCGGCGGCATCCATGACGTACCATCGACCGTGCTCTTTACCGTGAACGTGTAGGGGACAACGGTGGTCGGCGTGCCCGTGAATGTGCAAGGCGCAGATGGGAAGCTGGCGCCATTCTTTGTAATGCCGGTCAGGTAGGCGAGATTCGCCAGCATGTTGCTAGTGGCGCCGTTGGGGTTCGCAAGGTTTAGCGTGTCGCCTGCGATACCGTTCAGGTCGTCGAACATCTCGGCGATCGATCCGATGATGTTGCCATCGGCCGAGCGCGGATCGATGTCTGCGTCTGCCCCAAAGGCTCCCTGCCAGATGGTGTTGAGCGCACTCACGATGTTCGAGAGCGACGTTCTGACGAAGCCCGAGGCAGTCAATTGGGAATTCAGCAAGCTCATGGCAAAGACCCCGATACGGCGAAGGTGCCGCTATTCTCTGTGACTCCGCTCGCGGTGCAGGTCGCCGCGCGGGTTGTGTGGTTGAAGGTGAGCGAGAATGCGGTCAGCGAGTTGACACCCGGCACACTCAAGATGGCCGCCTTGATGAGCGATTCCGCGCGGGCGAGGTCAGCTGGGAATACTCCCATGATGGGCGTCGTGGTTGAATTGGGCTGCGCATACCATGGGATGCCGCGGGTAACGTCGAGGAACCATTCGCCGAGGACGAGTTGAAGCTCGCACGAAACGGATTGCTCGATTGCCGGGTCGCCTGTCAGGTAACTGTTGAGACCGTGACCGCCCGCCACATTCCACGTCCCATCGCCCTGCTTGATGAGCTTGCGGCACTTCATGTTGAGCCCGCCAGTACCCGCAACGCAGGCGAAACCCCGCCGCCGAATGAGCCGTGTGTCGTGCCAAGAATGGGGCAGGGGTGCGCGCCAAGAAGAACACCGTTTAGGAGCGAAGTCGCCCCCGGTTGCGCGTTGAGCTTGATCATGCCCGTGCCCGTGGCGGAGCTTGCCGTGATGTCTCCGGTGTTGGATTGCACGGTGATGTTCTGCGAGCCATCAATCTGAATCTTGGCCTGCCCATCAAGAGAGCGCAGCTCGACGGCCGACGGGTCCAGCCCTGGCGAAACCTTGGCCACGCCTGGGTTACTTGAAAAGCCCACGAACGCGAAGGCGTCGGAAAGGTCATGGGTGCGCAATTCGGAAGGAAGCTGGCTGCCGCCGTTCTTCCACCAGAAATCGATCGCGCGCTCGGAGAACACCAGCAGGCATTCGTCTCCAGCCTGCACTGGAAACGACAGCACGAAGCCGCCGCCGCGCGGGAAGAACACCGGCACGTCTACCAGCTTGGGAAGGTCAACCGCGCCCTGGCCGCGAAAGAGGCGCTGAATGCCAGGCTGCACCTGTACCGTCTGGGTGCCAGGGTCGTAGCTCGTCACTGTACCCGGCATGCTGGTGTGCAGGTTCAACCGCTGGGCATCGAGGGCCGCATTGAGCGCTGCCTCGTCGTCGTCAACTGCGGCGTCGAGTTCTTGGAGCTTGGTGGTCAGGTCGTCGCTCATAGCATCACGTCGTCATCGGGTGTCGAAGACATCGGCACCCCAACCTTGGAAGGAATCGGGGAATCCAGCGCCACGCACATGCATTCACAGTACCAGTCTGGCCCGCGCGTGTCACCAATCAGCTTGACCGCGTAGACTTTATAGACGCCGTCCGGGTCCAAGCGCACCGGCATCTTTGGGCCTTTCAGCTTGTGCTTCTGGCCTTCGATGGACGCCTTCAAGTGCTTCTGCTTCACGTCGTTGTTTTGCAGCCACAGCTTGCACCCTGGGGTGATGCGCGGGTCGAGCATGCACTTGATCTTGATTCCCTTGTTGTTCACCTCGGGCGCGCCGAGTAGGCCAGTCTCCGAGCTGATCGCGATGGCCACCCCAGGCAGGACCGAGTCGACCGGGACAAGCACCATCGAGCCGTTTTGGATCGACCAGTGGCCGTCGCTGTCCTTGGCGATCTTGTCCATCACGTCGCGCGCGTTGCCCGAGTAGGTACGGCCGCGCAGTCGCTTCGTCTTGAGCTTATTGCCAGCGACGCGCCCCATGGTGGTAGCCCGCATGCTGGTCACGAGGCTTCGGATCGTGTCTTCGTCATCGTGGCCAGCCGTCAATGTGAAATTCACGAGGGCGCCGCGGAAGTCCTTGTCGCCGTCGCCCGCGTTGATCTCGCTGATGTGGTCGTTCTCCTCGCGGTAGAAGTGGGTGAAGCGGATGTTGCCCCGAAAGAACGTCCGCACCTGACCGCGGTATCCTCCCTGCAAGATCACATCGTTGAACTCGCGGTCAATCTGCCGCTCGTGGTCCTGGTTCAGATTGTAGATCTTGATGAGAGCCTGATTCGGCGTGCGGTAGATCGTCTTGGTGATCTCGAAGGTGATACGCAGCCCTGGCGAGTTGTCCTTCGGCATGGCGTCGATGAGTAGCCCCGTGGCCGGCGAGACATTGCCGTCCCCGTCCTTGCCAACGAGCAACTGCAACGCGCGCGGGAACTTCGGCCCGTCGTTCTGGAGCACGTAGAGATTCGGACCCCATTGACTGCTCATGGCGACGGAACCGCCTCCCCCGGAACGAGGTAGACGACAATCACGCGCGCCCCCAGGTCATCGTTGAACAAGGTCAGCGGGTCAGCGTCGGTCATCTGGTAGGCGGAAATCGGGTGCAGCGGGTCGCCATTCGGCGGGAGAATCCACGCGGGAGCCGCCGCAAGGTCGACCGCCAGCAGCTTGCCGATGCCAAGCCCGAACGGCGCGAGCAAGTCGCAGCCTAGCAGGATGGGCACGCCCGCCACGAGACCAGTCTCGGTTGCCTTGAGCGACAGATCGAACGACCACACGCCGTTGCGGTCGTTGTAGTTGGCCGCGAAGCCGTACTCGGTCCCGTTCAGCGTGCAACTGAAGGTCTGCCAAGGGTCGGAGGTGAAAGGTACTACCTGCATCACAGCCCCACAATCTGCGCCGCGATCGACGTCGGCTTTGACTGCTGGTCGCTCGGCTCTGATGCTTCCTGCTTCCCAGCGTCCGCCGGTGGCGCCGCCTGCCGCTTCGTCTTCTTCGGTCCGCGCGGTGGGTACACCACAAGCGCCGTGGTGGCAAACTGCACTGGGATGAGCTGAATCGTCGCGCGCAAGATGCCGGCGGAGTCTTTCTTCTGTTCGGCCGATCCATCCTGGAACATCATGTTCTGGTAGAGCTTGAGCCCGGTCTGAACATCGAACACCACGAACTGCGACGCCTTGTCGAGAATGGCCTGCCAGGCCACCACTGATCGCTTCGTGCTCTGGTTGCTCGGCCACGCCTGCCCATGCAGGGGAAGCCCGGTCGAGGTGTCGACGAAAGGCGTGTCACTCACAACGATTTCGAGTTCAAGCGGCACCTGCGCCACATAGGCATGGTCGGCCAAGCTCTGGCCTGTCTCCACTGGGTTCTTGGTGATTTCCACGTGAAACTGGTGCTTTTCGCGAATGATAGAATCGAAGATCATCACGTCGGCAAGCCCGCCTACCGGGTCAGTCCCGAAGTCGAAGCGGCGGGTGATGATCGCGGTGGTCGCCATCAGTGCGCCCCTCCTTGCCCGTTGCGTGCCTTCACGCGTGCGGAGTCGCGCCCTTGACCAATTCCGCGCGCTTCAAGCTTCGCGCTGAACTCACGAAACAGCTTTTCCGAGTCTCCCGGCCCCATCTTCGAGCCGTCGATGTGGAAGTGCAGGTCGCCCATCGTCGTGACGTTGTTCCCTTGTGCGACCGGCGTGGAAAATCTGCCGATGCCAAGACTCGGCACCATCGCGCCGAACGCCCCCATGCCCGGCAACATCCCGCCTGCGCCGAGCGCCCCGCGCTGATAGACCTCCTGCCGATGCCGTTGCTCGGACCCATGCTCGACGTTGAAGGCAGCGTTGCGAGTGGCCCCATGGTTCTCGTTCATCGATAGGTCGACGCCGAGGAGCTTGGCCACGACCCGCAACGGGTAGTCCATCGTGTTGACGAAGCTGGCAACCTTGTCGGCGAGCAAATCCCACGCTTCCCCGAACCACTGCATGACGGGATTCCAGGCATCCTTGAGCGCCATGGCCCCGATGATGATCCCGCCGATTGCGAAGGCGAAGACGCCAACTGGTCCGCTGCTAAGCGAAAGCGCAAGAAATGCAGCGCCCAGCACATCGAGCGCCAACACCATGGCGTCGACCGCTCGGGGAAACTTCGTCAGCATCCAGCCGGTAACACTCGTTCCGCCTCGGTGAAAGACCCACAGGTCTTCAGCCACAAGCAGCAGCAATCCCAGTATGCCGGCGGTGAGCACGTCTTGGATCGCCCTGAAGCCTGTCGACAGGCGCGCCGCCGCAGTGGCTCCCTTTCGCAGTGCCGAGACAACCCCGACGATCTTGGTGCCCCACTCCAGGAACATCATCCCGTACTTGTGCGCGTATATGACGGCGAACACGGCCAGAATCTTGTCGAGGTTTCGCGCGAGCTCGCCCACAACCTCTACCACCTTGTTGATAGCGTCGCGTAGCTTGGCAATGTTCTTCTCGTCGCTCACCCATGCGGTGAACTTCTTCAACAGGTTGTTGACGGTCGGAAATAGCCCGACGGCGAGACGGTCCCGCAATCGCTGCACAGCCGAACCTGCCCTCTTGAATCCCTCTTCGGTCTTGAGTGCGTTCTCGTAGTCCTTGTCGCCAAAGGGATTGGCCTTCTGGGCAGCGCTTGCCATGCGCTCGAATTCCGCCCGGCCCTTGGCCAAGATGGGGACGATGGCCGGATCGAAACCAAGCCGCGAACCGAGCGCCATCTTCTGCGCAAGGCTTGGGAGCTTCTGCATCTTGTCTGCCACGTCGCCGAG